TACCCCAGTTCGTTCAGCTTATGGCATATATCACCGTAGCTGTTGCCGCTGACGTACATATCGAATATCAGCCGGACAGCCTTTGCTTCTTCCTCGTTTATTTTCAGCGTTCCGGTGGACAATTCTACATCATAGCCCAGGGGAGCAATGCCGCCGTTGTGCTTGGCTCTCTTGGCGTTCACCATCTTGCCCTTGACGAGTTCGTTAGCGAGGTTCTTACTGTATCCATCTGCCGCCGCTACTCCGAGAGCCTTAATTATGATACCAGACATTGTACTATCATCGTAATACTCCGTAGCAGATATGTACTTTACGCCGTTCTCGTCCAGCTTGTTTTCACTGATGTAGAAATCCTTTACGTTCCTTGCGAATCTGTCGATTTTGCTTGTAATGACATACTGGAATTCTCCGTTCCTGCTGTCCAGTATCATCTGGTTGAATCTGTCACGTCTTGCAGTTGTAGTTCCTGATTTTGCACGGTCGATATATTCAGCGATGATTTCATAGCCGTTATTGAGCGCATACCTTGTGACGATATCCCGCTGTGCTTCTATTGAGGTTTCATGCTGTAAATGAGAACTGTATCTGCCGTAGAATACAGCTTTTTTCAGAGTGCTTTCTGACATCGTTTTTCCTTTCCATATACAGATGAGGGATAAGCTGAGCGGCTTATCCCTCTTGATTTTTTATAGCTTCTTTATCAGCTTGTCGCTGATGGTCACTGACTATAATTGGAATGTTATGTAGTCGGCTTCTGTCAATTATTATGTTGGGTCAGTATTTTATATTTATCCTGCTAATATAAATTTTGCAGCTTAAAGCATTGGCACTGCTGTAAAAAAAGTCAATGGGACGGTAATAATACACCAAACGCTTAATATATAAGCATAGTACACTTCACCAACATGTTTTTTAAATAATAAATGATAAATGATCGAGACAAGAATTACAGCAGGCAAGAATAACGGAAGTAAGCTAAGCATCATTCCAAAATAAGTTTCAAAATCAAATTCATATTCAATAGCAAGCAGCAATTTTAAAACACCAATCCAAATCGCGGCGGCAGCTATCGGCAGCAGGAAATACGCCGGCAGACTTTTTTGTTTCGGGGGAGAAAAGACTTTTTTTAGAACTATTTTGTATAACAGAATATTTATTAATATCTGTATCGCGTACAATATAAACAGCGTTAGCTGCTCTATGATATCAAAATTTATCCTAATACTTCGGAATAAATTAACTACAACAAAAGCAAGCTCAAATAGTCCATGCGACAAAAACATGTTTCCAAATACTATTGCAAAGTCTATTAGCAAATGCTTAAGAAAAGTTTTCATGAGAACCCTCACATATCAACAATTGGCTCACATAATATATTGAGACACGCCGATTGCGCTAAACGACATTATCGGCGTGGCAATCTAAGTATAGCTAAACACAGTTGGATTAATAATTTACCTTGGCGGAGAAATTTTCGGGCTTTTGCGGCTCGTCTTCTTTAAAGCCGTCAATTCGCCTTTGATTCCATTCGCCCCATTCCTTCGAATATGCGCTTTTAACGTCACAGTTAAGGATATAAATACTGTCCAGTCCAAGTTTTGTGTTGATATCAGACGCGGTAATTACTCTTACCTTGATCCAGTATGTAGTCCCGTTGTCTGTTTTTATAATGCTATCTGCAGTGTAAGCAGCCTCAATTGCTGTTCCATCCACTATTGAGCTATATAAATTCGATGCCGTGACATGACCGATTTCGGTCACCTCTCCGTCCATAAATTCAACAAGTTTCTCTATTTCAGGCATTAAATCAATGTTTTCTTTGTCATACTCGCTGAACATATCGAAAATTGCTTGGCAATCCTTCTCTTGCAAGAGCTCAAACACTTTGTTGAATGTTTCCACAGCATAATGCTGCAGGGTGTTGTTCGCGGCTTCCTCCAGATAATCCGAAACCGTATTCGACGCTTCCGAACCCATATCTGAAACCAAATCTGACGCATTTGACTTAAACTCCGAAACATAATCAGTAACGCTCTTTTCGCAGCCCGTAAGAAGAGATATTGATAAAATAAGAGAAATCAGCTTATGAATCCTTATATGCATAATTATACCCCTTCCATCATTTTGTGTCTATAAAATCCACTGTTTTTTACCGACAGGAACGATTTTGTTGTTCTTCGGGTTTATAGTACCGAAGTATGGCGTACCGCATCCACCTTGCACAGTGACATACTTTGAGATCACAAGAGTAGCCCTACTATTTTTTATACACTTCGTAAAATTGAAGTGTGATTACAGTAT